CGAGAGGAAGCCCTTCAGATTCGCGTACATCTCCTCGGCCGTGGCACCGACCTCCTCGAGGGCGGAGATCTGCTCGAGCCCCGAGAGGGTCGCGGCCTTCGTGATCCGGGTCTGCATGTCGACGAGCTGCTGCTCCCAGGCCCGGAGGGGGTTGTCCCGCGCGAGCTGGTCGAAAGCGACGTCGCCCCTGAGGGAGCCGAGCTTTCCGAAAAGGTCCCAGGTCCGCTCGAGGAGAGCGTTCCCCCGGGTGACCCGCTCGGCCATGACGTTGAACATCCGCTCGATGGCGGCGGCGGCGTCGTTCGTCGCCTTCTCGATCTCGCTGGCGTCCATCGCCCCGAAGAGCTTTCCCCAGACGCCCTCGACGTTCGACCAGTCGGCCGTGATCCCGGCCTCCTCGGAGAGCGGGTTGAGGAAAACCCGCATCTTCTCCCGCACGCCCTGGAGTCCGGCGGAGAGCTTCTCCGAGAGGGTCTTGAGCTCGGTCAGGTACGACTTCACGCCTTCCCAGAACTCGGACGAGGCGTCCTGCGCCTCCTGGGCCTTCTGGAGCTGCTCGTCCCCGGAGTACAGGTCCAGCTCGCCGAAGAGGTCCGCGAGGTCCTGCGCCCGCTTCCCGAGGGCCGAGGCGGACCCGGCCGCTTCCTCGTCGGCCCACCCCTGCTTCAGCTCCGCGAAGGTCTTCCCCATCTCGAGCCCGAGCTCCCGGACCCCGACGACGAAGCCCACGATGCCGGTGATGTAGTCGAGGAGCTTCGCTGGGTCCTCGGTGGAGATGCGCCGAGCGAGATCCTCGATCGCCCTTTCGGTGAAGCCCAGCCCGGCGAGCATCTTCGGGATGGCGGCCTCGGGGTCGTAGAGCTGCTTCTCGATCCAGTCCCCGGCGTTGTTCATCCCGGGGGCGCGCCAGTCGATTCCGGGGGTGCCGCCCTTCCTGTCTCGGTCCCCGACCGGCAGGTAGCCCTTCTGCCCGAAGGCGGCCGACAGGCCGATGCGCGGAAGGAGCTTTCCGAGGACGTACTCGTAGTTCTGCTGGATATGCTCGTCGGAGCCGGCGGAGATGGTGACGTAGGCCGCGTTCAGGGAGGCGTGGAGCGCCTTCTTGTAGACCTCGAGCAGCTCTCGCGCCTGGTCCTTCGCCCCGAGCCGGAAGAGGTCGGCGAAGGCTGCGGTCTGCTTCCCGAGGACGTTGTGCCCCTCCCGCTCGAAAGGCGACGACGGGGTGTGCCGGTAGGTCTCGTAGTGCCCCGGGGTACGCTCGCCCGTCTCCGGGTCCTTCGTCCCCCAGACCCACCCCTGGTAGGAGCCCGGGAGCATGTTGGAGAGGTTCCCCTTCAGGTGCTTCTCGGTGTTCTTGTTGAAGACTCCCCCGATGATCGCCCCGATGATCGCCCCGATGATGGTCCCGACGATCGGCAGGACGGACCCGATCGCGGCGCCCGTCGCGGTCGTCGCGGCGGCGGTGACGGCCGCCCCGGCGAGAGTCCCAGCGTAGAGCCCACCCATGGCCCCGACGGCCCCGCCGACCTGATTCCCGATCCCGCCGGCCCCGATGTAGCCGCCGATCCCGTAGCCGGCCATGCCCGCGCCGAGGTAACCCGCGACGCCCGGCTTGCCGCCGGTCCCTTGGCCGTTCGCCGTCATGACCTCGCCGTTGGGGCCGTAGCTGACCGTGCTGAACGCCTTGCCGGTGTATCCGGACTGAGACATCGCGAGCTGGTTCTTTATCCAGCGCTGGAGCATGTCCGAGAGGAACCGGGAGAAGGACTGGAGGAGCGACTGCCAGAGGTTCTTGAAGACGTCCTTCAGGTTGTCGAGCCGGCCCGAGAGGACGTTGTAGAAGAGGTCATCGAAGGAGCGGGCCATCGAGGACCAGACCCCCTGCACGGCCGACGCGGCGGACTCGGCGGCGGTTGGGATCTCGGCCATGATCCCGTAGAGCGCCCCGAGGGCCCCCTCGCGGTAGTTCTTCCCGAACCGGATCATGGCCTCGGAGAGCTCCCGGAGCCCCTCCCGGGCCGACGTGACGCCGCTGCCGACGCGGGCCTTGATGTCCTCGGCCATCTCCCGCCAGTCGCCGCGCACGATCGCGAGCCGGAGCTTGTTCTCGCGAACGAGCTTCGCGGTCTCCGCCTCCTCGGCTACGCTGACGGCCCGGATCGCCGCCTGGATCTGCGCGAGGGCATCCCCTGCCAGAGGGTTCGCCTTCGCACCGGCGAGGTCCTTGTTCATGTCCTCGCGGAGCTTCCGGTACCTCTCCCTCAGCCCGAGCATCTGGGCCTCGAGCTCGCGCCCTTCCGATTCGAGCGTCGTCTGGATCGCCTGCGTCTCGACGTCGCGATACTTGGCCCAGGCGCTCCGCGCCCACTCCGCCATCTCCGCGCCCCGGCGCTCGAGTGCCTGCCTGATACGGTCCGAGTAGAGCCGGATCTTCTCGACCGCGGCGCTGTCGGTAGCGGCGAGCTGCGCCCGCTCCTGCTCGAGCGCCGCGACCGTCTCACGCGCCTTCGAGGAGATGGCCGCAACCTCCTTCGCCCCTCCCTCGAGCCACGTCTGGGCGATCGCGGTGCTCTCCTTAGCCAGCTCGAGCCGCTGTTTGGCGAGCTCGTTTCTGTAGTCGTTGAACGCCTTCGCCTGTTCCGCTTTCCAGAGGTCTACACGCGCCCCGACCTGCGTGAGGATGGCCCTCTTCTCGTCCTCCGTCGTCGCCTCGCCCATCGCGGTGCGCAGGGACGCCATGTCCCCGAGGTAACCGGCTCTCGCCTTCGTCAGCGCCGCCGAGAGCCCGGTCTGTCCGAGCGCGGTGATCTGCCCCCGGATCTTCTCGACCGCGTCGGCGTACTTCTGGAGGACGGTCGGGTCGGCCGCCTGCTGGTTCGCCTTGAAGGCATCACGCCCCACCTGACTGATCTCGCGCAGCTTCGCGACGACCTCGTCGGCCGTCAGGTTGTGCGTACGGTAGGCCTTCTCGATGTCCAGGATGCTGAGCGCGAGCGAATGGTTCCCGCGCGCCGAGGCGCTATCCACGGCGGCGCGGAGGGTGTCAGCGACGGTCCCTCCCTGGACGTCCGCGAGGACTTGGCTATCCGTCCTGGAGTCGCCCCATCGCTTCGCGGCGATGACACGCTGATCCCACGAACCGATCTTGTCGCCGATTTCCTTGGCGATCTGGTTCGAGAGGTAGACGAGGGCGGCGCCGATTGCGGCTGTCGCAGCCGCCACGGCTCCGGTTGCGGCCGCAGCCGCTCCCGCGGCGCCGGTACCCGCCGCAGCACCCGCCGCGGTCGCCGCGGCCCCCGCCCCTCCGCTCCCGAACGCCTTCGCTGCGGCGCTCGCGACCATGGCGGCCTTTGCGGCCGTCTCGACTGCGGCGAACGCTTTCGCCACTGCCCAGAGCCCGATCGCCCATGCCCCGACGGAATCGTTGACCTTCGTCAGGAGGCCGAGAATTCCCGTGAGGACGTCGAGCAGCGGCGAGAACGCGGCCCCGGCCTTCGCCCCCGCCCCCAGGAACGACGCGACGAACGCTACCGATGTCGCGAGGAGCGGAGTCAGCTTCGCCAGGATGATGCTCAGGGAGTCCCCGAAGTCCCGCACGCGGGCGACCAGCTCGCGGTTGAACTGCGCGAGGAGGTTCCCCTTGGCATCATTTCCGAAGGTGACGAACTGATCGGAGAGCACTCCGACGGTCTTCTTCATCTGCTCGTAGAACGGCTGGAGCCCCTCGCCGAGCACCTGCTGGAGGGCATCCTTCAGGTTGGAGACCCGCCCGGTGAGACTCTCCGTCGCGGCCTGCGCGGCGCGGGAGTAGGACTCCGTCTTCTCCCGGATGAAGTCCATCATGGTCCCCAGGCGCTTGTGCTCTTCGATCTGATCCTTCGTGATCTGGAGGGTCTGAAGGAGACGACCACGCACGACGTCTCCGTTGAAGAACTGCCGGATCTCGACGGCGAGCTGAGCCATCGGAAGCGAAGCGGCGGCGGCGACCTGCGTGAGGCGCTGCGTGGCCTCGGCCGTGTCCTTGAGCGCGATACCGGCCCGGGTCATCGGCGCGACGCCCACCTGGAACGCCTCGACCATCTCTCCGTACTGCGCCGTCGTCGTGAGGGCCGCGGTCTTGAGCTGGAGCTGGATGTCGGTCGAAAGCCGAAGTGCAGCCTGCCACGCAGCCTCGCCCTTGAGCGCCTCCCCCGTCGCGCCGGAGAACGTGTGGAGCGACCCCACGATCCCGGCGATCCCGATGCGGGTGTCCTCGAGCACGGTGTTGAAGGCGATCCCCTCCCGGACGAGCTGCGCGATCCCGGCAATCCCGACAGAGACCCCCGCGAGGGCCCCGAGCTCGCGGATGAGGCCGCGAAGCTGCCCCGATACGCCAGAGATGACGTTCGAGGCCCTGTCGTCCGCCCGCAGGCTGATCTCTTCGGTGAAGCTCACGGCTCAGTCCTCCGCGTCCTCTCGTTCCTTCCGGCGCTCCTCCTGGATCGCGAGGGCCTCCGCCGCGGCGACCCGCACGAGGCGGAACACGCCCGGCGTGACCTCGATTCGCAGGAACCCGGAGACGGCCGCGAGAGCGTTGACGTCGAGGGCGTACGGGCCGTTGAAGCCGGCGCGCCACTGGTCTCCGGCGGCCCGGAAGAGAGAAAGGGCGTCGGCCGCGTCCGGGGACAGAGCGCGGCCGATCCCCTCCAGCTCGATCTCCCGCGCGCAGCGACCTCGCGTCTCGCGACACGGCCCCTCGTCCTCCTCGGCCCCCCGGACCCCGAGGTCCATCCGAGCGAGGAAGCGGCAGTCGTCGCAAGGCGGGCGGCCGTCGGCGCGGTAGTCAATCCGGACCGCCCTCTTCAGTTTCCCGCGTCGAGCTCGAAGCCGGCGCTCTCGGCCTTTTTGACTTCCTTCGCCCTGGCGAGGACGTACTCCGGGAGGCCGGGGGTGCGCTTGATGACGGCCCGGGCCTCGCCCGGCTTCTTGTCGCGGAGCGGCTCCTCGCCGGAGCTCGTCTTCCACGAGACGATCGCGATGCGCGCCAGCTCGGCGCCGAACTCGACGTCGTTGGCGACCGCCCCGTCGGGGCTCTTCCTCGCGTCGACGTTCCGGGCCGCCTCCTGGTAGAGCTGGTCCGTGATCGCCGCGATGTCGAGCGTGTGTCCGTGCTTGGTCGTGAATTCCATCTGGGCCCTCCTTCAAGGGGATGGGCGGTCGGCGTCCTTCTTTCCCGGGAGGGACAGGACGCCCGGACGCCGCCGCCCTCCCGGTTCAGTACTTCGTGCCGGGGATGCCGTTCTTGATGACGAACTTCGCCTGGGTGGCCTCGGCGCCGTCCTTCGAGGCGGTGAAGGGCAGCGAGAGAACGACGCTCTTGGGAGTCGAGGCCTTCGGGAAGGACCGCTGCAGCTTGACGCGCGGCATGACGAACTGCAGGCCCCGCGTCGCCGACAGGTACCACTCGAAGTCGAACGCGACGTAGACGCCGGACGCCGTCTTCGCCCAGAAGGTCGCCGGGTCGTCGAAGTAGACGTCGACGGTCCCGGTCAGCTTCTGCGTCCCGGCGGGGGCGGAGAGGCGCTCGCCATCGGACCCGATGCCGCGGACGTCGCGATCGACGTCGTTGGCGAAGTTGACCTGAAGGCGCGTGATCTGCCCGACCGGGGAGCCGTCGAAGAGGACGCGGGAGGCCGTGAGGAGCCTGTGGTGAAGCTCGGTGCCTCCCGTCCAGTCGTCGGGCGCCGTGAAATGCGGCGTCGGCGAGAGCGGCAGGACCTTCTTCCCGACGTAGCCGAGCTGGACCTGGAAGAAGCCCTTGTTGCGGATCTCGAACCCCTTCGTGTCGAGGACGGCGCCGACCATGACCTTGTACTGCGGCGTGTCCGTGGCGAAGGGGACCTCGATCGTGTGCGCCGGCAGCGCCCCGGCGGCGGTCTTCCCCGTGTGCAGGTAGTCGGACGGGTCGCCCGAGCTGGCGAGCGAGCGCGTGATCGCCTTCGCGAACATCGGGGCGCTCTCGAGCGTCAGGTTGTGGCGAAGCGTTCCGGAGGCTTCGACATCGCCCTCGACGGCGTCCTTCGCGTTCGCGTCGTCGCTGAAGGAGTCGCTCGGGATCTGCTCGACCGTGCCGTCGAGGTCCTCGCCGACGATGGCGATCTTCCGACCCGAGTTGGTCGGAGCGATCGTGTCGAAGTCCGCCTGGAGGCCGATGACGGCGTAGGACTTTGAACCGGGGGGGATGTTCGCCATGGTGGGTGCTCCTTTCTGAGCTCGTCAGATCGATCGGAAATCGGCCTCAGCGAGGCCGGTGCTTGAGTCCTCGAGACCGGGGTTCACTCCCCGACCCTCACGCGCAGCTCGACGTACAGGACGCCGGCTACCGCGTCGTCCTCGACGTCCTCGACTTCCTCGTGGACGACCTCCCAGGACCAGAGAGGCACGATCGCGGAGCGAGTCCCGTGGATCCGGTCCGCTACGCGCCCGAGGATCTCCATGACGCTCTCAAGCGCCGACGGCCGATCGCGTCCGGAGCGGTCGACGATGCCGACCTCCCAGCGGGTGTCCGCGTAGTAGACGGTCGTGCCCATCGACTCGTCCTCGACCCGCTGGAAGCCGCGGTAGGCGACGCCGACGGCCGGGAGGTTTCCGTTCGCGTCCCGCTGGACCAGCTCGCGGACGGACTGCGAGGCGCAGACCTCGGCGACGCCGGCCTCGTCCTCCCCCCGGATGATCGCGAGCAGCTCGGCCTGGGCTGCCAGGCGCACGTCGATCGCCACGTCAGCCCCTCCGTCCTTTCGGGGTGCCACCACTCGCCGCGAAGGCCGGCGCGTTGCCCCCGGCGGCGTACCACTCGACGTACTTCTGCGCCAGGAAGCGCACCCAGGGAGCCCGCCACCGCAGGTACCAGAACGCAGGAACCCGGACGCTCCGGACGGCGGCGGCGATGCGCTCAACGGTCTTCGTGCGCGGCTGCCAGCGCGCGCTCGGGAGTCCGAGTCGACGCCGCTCCTTTCGCTGCGCCGCCGTCACGGAGCGGACGCGGCTCTTCCGGTAGATCCCGGGCCCCTCCGGCCCGAAGAGGAAGAAGCTGCCCGGGTACGCCGCCCGGATCCCGGCGGCGCCTCGCGGCCAGGCGCGGACCTCCGAGGGGGTCAGGGGCGGGTTCAGCGGCAGCAGGAGGAACTTCCCCTTCGGCCGGATGACCCCGCCGCGGTTCAGGATGCGGGCGTACTTGACGTTGGTCCCAGCAGCCATGCCGCTCGCCGACGCGCGGTAGGAGATGCTGTTCCGGAGCCGCCCGGTGTCGCGGAGAGCCTCTCCGCCGCGCCGGTACCCTCGCGGCCAGGAGGACGCCGGCGGCCACCCCCCGACGTTCTCGCGCAACCCGCGCTGAACGAGGTTCATCGCGTGGTGGCCGAGGAGGGCGTAGGCCTGGGCGCGGTTCCGCCCCCGTTTCACCATGGCGTTGAGCCGGCGCGCCATCGCATCCGCGCCCCCGGAGGAGGCTGCGAAAACGCCGATGCCGACCCGGTCGCCGCTCATTACCAGTTCGACTCCGGGTGGTTGACCGGGCCGAAGACCGCCGGCTCGCTTCCCGAGAGGGCCTCGACTTCGTCGGGCTCGGTGGTTTCGCTGACGCGACCGAAGGAGAAGTCGCCCTTCTTCACCCCTTCGAGCCAGCGGAGCGCTGTCTTGTACTCGAGATCGAGCGCTTCGTAGACGCCGAGCTCGCGCCGGCCGCGGAGTGCGACCTTCGCGAGGGTGATGCAGATGGGCTCGAGGAGGACGAGGTCCTCGGCCGAGATGTTCTCGGGGACGTACCGGGCGATCGTCGCGGAGGCGCTCCGGAGCGCCCCGTCGATGACCGTCAGGTTGATAGCCCGCTTGTCGGCCGACGCGGAGACCATCCCAGCCGTCGGCGCCACTTCGAAGACGACCTCGTCGGCCTCCTCCGCCCCGGTGCCGCTCGAAAGGGCCCAGCCGTCGGCGACCTCCTCGCCGTCGATGAAGACCTTGAGGGCCGTCGACTCGGCGAATGGCGCCTCGAACCGCGCCTTCGTCCCGTCCGCTCTGCCCAGCCGCGCGCGCCGGAGAGGATCGTTCGAGAGCTGCGCCTGCGCGTCCTGCGAGAGGGCGCGGATGAGCGAGGCGCGGGAGGCGTAGAGGGTCACTAGACCAGCCTCCGGACGCCTCTGAGGTCGGCCCGGTATCGGATGGGCTGGAGCTGGACGAAGGCCTTCGGGTTATCTCCCTTCGTCGAGGAGCCCCCGCCGTTCGCCCCGATCGTCACTCCGAACCCAAGGCAGACGGTGACGTGTGTGATGCGGCCGCCGGTGCCGTAGAAGGCCAGATCGCCGAGTCGGGCCTCGGACTCGTCCACCGGCTTCGCGAGGCTCCAGAGGGTCGCCGCTGTGCGGTCGGGAGCCTTCGCGTCGAGCATCCCGAGGCGGACCAGGGCCGCCTGGGCAAAGCCGCTGCAGTCGAAGCCGCGGCCGCCGTCGACGCCTCGAGGGAGAGGGTTCGGCGGCCACTCGCCGCCCCCGTGCGCGGGCGTCCCCCCGCCCCAACAGTACGGGAGGCCCCACGCGAGGAGGAGCTCCGAAACCTTCGGGTCGAAGACGTCGAGGCGGGGCGGGATCATCTCCCCCCCCTCCGGAGCTGCGTCTCGAGCCGGATCACGATTTCGCGCGTCTCCTCGACCTTCCTCTGCAGCGTGTCGAGCTGGGTCTGGAGCCGTCGCTTCTCGTCGCCGTCTACGGTGTGCGTCACGCCCATCCGCTCCATCGCGCGGACGAGCTGCGAGTGCGCCTCGGGGTCGCGGTTATGGCTCGCGAGCTCCTCGCGGACCGCGGCCTTGAAGACGAAATTCGCGACGGCGCCGACGCTCGTCCCCCCGGTCAGCATCCCGCCGACGAGCGCGATCGCGGCCATCTTCTCCGTCACGACGCGCGGCGCCCGGCCACTGCGAAAGTGCCGGAACTCGACGTCCGGGCCGCCCTCGGAAGGGACGCGGTCGCCCGGCATCACGCGTCTCCCCCGGGCGGCGCGTCGGCCTGCGGGGCCTCCTGGGCAGGGGCGAGGAGCCAGCCCGAAATGATCGTGCGTGCGCTCTTACGCCCCCAGCCGCCGATGCCGGCGACGACGAAGAGGACGAGCGTCCGCCAGGACACCTCGCCCGCGGTCGCCCAGGACACGAGGGCGTCCGCCAGAGCGATGACGAGGCCCGTGTAGGCCCCGACCATGCCCTTCGACCTCCACCAGGGGACCGGAGGCTGCGTCGTCGTCACGGCGTCACCCGTAGAGCGTCGAGAGGTCGATCGGCTCGACCCGGAGCCCCTTCGCCGCAAGGGCGGCGTCGAGATCCGCGTCGGAGATCGTCGGGCCCGTCCAGTTGGCGAGGACGGCCGAGACGCCGAGCGTCCCGTACTTGATCAGCAGGCCCCAGACGGGACCGCCGAGGGCGATGACGGCCGCCTGTCCCTCGGTCGTCTGGGCGATGGCCGTGGCGTAGCGGAGGACGTCCGCGGAGACGGAGAGGACGCTCATCGGGTGGCTCCCTTCGCGTCCGCGAGGGCCTTCTCCGCCCCCGCGTAGTCGAGCCTCACGCCTAGGTCCTGGGACGCTCGGTAGAGGCGCTGAACGGCGACGATGACGTGGGACAAGCTCTCGGCCAGCCCCTCGGGCGGGGTCGTCCCCGCCTTCACGGCCTTCTTCACGGCGTTCGCGGCGCGGATCGCCTCGTGGGCGCCGTTCGAGTAGCTGATCGCCTTGTTGACCTTCACCGGGTCGAACGGAAGCGGCGAGCCGAGCGCCTCGCACGCCTCCGGCGAGGGCGTGACGGGAGGGACCTGGATTCGGGCGAGCTGCCCGCACTTCAGGCCGGCGGCCTCCGTCTGGGCTTTCGCCTCGAGGAGCGCGTGCCCCGCGGCATCCTGGAGGTCGTTCATCGAGTCGAGCACCCGGTTCGCCGTCTGACCGCAGTCGGACGCGCCGAGGCCGAAGAGGAGGACGAGAAGAAGGGCCGGGACGCGGCTCGCGAGAAGCGACGCGCCCCGGCTACGGAACAGACTGCGGGCGGAGGTCCGCAGGGAGGAGATCTGGCTCATTTGACCCTCACGAGCTTGTAGGTGTCGATCGGACCGGACTCGGTGCGGTAGACGAGAACGTCCACGATCGCGCCGTCCGGCCACCGCAGCGGCTCGCCAATCGACGGGACGTTGACCAGCATCGGCGCTGGCATCAGACGAAGGAGGGGCGTCCGCTCGCAGGCGCAGGGGCCCGGGCCCGGAGAGGGCGTCGCCGTAGGCCCCGGGGCCGGGGTAACGGCCGGCGTCGGGGAAGGCGAGGGGGTAGGCGTCGGTGGGCGGGGCGTCGCCGCAGGGGTCGCCGTAGGGCGAACCGTAGGCCGCGGCGTCGCCGTCGGTCCCGGGGTCCACTGACCCGAGGCCGGAAGCGCGACCGCGCACAGGAGCGCCGCCCACCGTCTCACTCAGCCGATCCCCGGCGAGCCGCCGACGGCGAACTGGTCGGCGAGGAAGTCGCCGAGGGATACCCCGGCGAAGGACTCCCGCGCGCGCTTCGTCGCCCCGAACGAGGGCCCGTCGGACGTGTGCGGGGCGAAGGCCCCGGTCAGGAGGCCGTAGCCGCAGAAGGCCGGGTCGAGGTGGACGTAGAACGGAAGGATCGTCGGGTCGGCCTTCTTCAGCCGCTCGACGAGGACCCACCGGGCGTCCCGCTCCTTCTCGGTCAGCGCGACGTCGCCGCGCCAGTTGACGTTGCCGCAGGCCCGCTTGATCGCCTCGGCGGCGTCCGGGCCGGTCATCGGCGAGCCGAGGCCGTACCCGTCGTCCTCGGTGGAGGGCCGGACGAAGTCGAAGAGGCCGCCGAGGGACTCGGGCGGGAGCGGGGTCGCGATCTTCGCCTCGATCTCGTCCAGGCGGGCGAGGATGAGGTCCAGCTTCTCGTCGTAGTCCATGCTGTCTCCTACAGCTCCGGCTCGATGGCCGGTTCGAGCGGCCCGGAGGCCGCGATCTCTGTCAGGCAGTGCGCGACGTCGGCCTCGTACGGCACGAGGTCGGGCGCGGTGACGACGTCGCCCGGCGCGTACTCGCGCGTTCCGGCGGCGTCGGAAAGGGTGAAGGGCTTCGTGACGCGGTAGGTCTTCACGCGGTGCCTCCCTCGCCTTGGCCCGAGCGCCCGCCGGTCCCCTCCGGACCGACGAGCGCCCGGCCTCAGCTACTTCTTGCCCTTCTCCTCGTCCTTCTGCGTGGGCGGGTCGGCCTTCGGCGGGTCCGGGGTGGCCACCGCGACGGGAGCGATCCGCTTGCGGGCGAGGAGGCGGTCGATCTCGAGAGGGGCCTTCTCCCTCTCCTTCTTCCCGAAGGTGTCGGTCTCCGAGAAGACGAGGCCAACTGGCAGGTCCTGCCCGTTGTGCGTGATCGGGATGAGGGTCTGGTACTTCATCGGCGTGCTCCTCAGACGCAGTCGAAGAAGGTGAAGCCCGCGCTCTTCATCCCCGAGTAGGTCTTGTAGCAGTCGGCGTAGACGATCTTCTGGCCGCCGCTCAGGCCCTTGTCGGAGACGTGGAACTTCACGGTCGGGAAGTCGGGCGAGACCGCGGTCGTCGCGAACCGCGGGAACGAGAGCGACGGGGTGGCCTCGTCGCCGACGTAGACCATGTGGACGTTGTCGCTCCAGACGTCCGCGGTCGGCAGGCCGGTCGCCGTCTTGTGGATCTTGTCGCCGACGACGACGTTGACGTTGAGGAGCTGGGCGATGATCTGCGCCGTCACGGGGATGCCCCGACCGAGGGTCTGGGCCTGGGCCAGGAGGGCGAGGATCTTCGGGTGCCAGGCGAGCGCGTTCATCACGGTCGCCCCGAGGCCGACGTAGTCGGGCCGCGCGCCGCACGCGGTGCGGATGAACTCGATCTTGTCGGACATCGCCTTGAGCGGGTCGCTGTCGGCGTGGCTGAACTTGGAGGTGCCCGAGAGCGTCGTGTAGTGCGACGCGCTCGCGTAGCTGCCGGTGTCCGCGAAGAAGGCGGCCCCGTTGACCTCCTTGTTCAGCTCGACGACGGCGCGGGGGGTGATCGTCGCCTCCATGGCGAGGTTGATCCCGCTCGAGGCGGCGATCTTCAGCTCGTCGTTGTCGACGAGCTCGCCCCAGCCGTGGGGCTCGACGGACTCCTCGACGAGCTTCTTGGCCTGCTGCGACGTCCGGACGTCGCCGTTGAAGCCGACGACGTCGTTGCCGCTGACGAGCGGCTCGTCGCCGAAGACCCGGTGCACGAGGCGACGGTCCGTGCCGGCGACGACGTCCGGGGCGAGGTAGCCGAGGATCGACGGCGCCTGGATGTAGCCGATCCCCTTCCGCTGGACGGTGGGGGCCGTCGGCTGGATGCCGGAGATCGCGCCGAAGCGAGCGATCAGCTCGGGGTTCGAGCGGGCGATCGCCTGGAGCGCCTCGCGGACGTCCTTGTCGATGGGGTTGAGGGCGGGCATGCTCATGTTCTTCGGCCTCACTTCCCGTAGATGACCCGGGCGATCGCGCCGGGGGCCGCCGCGCCGCGGATGACCTTTCCGAGCGTGTTGACGGTCTTGGAGACCTCCTTGGCGGCGACGCCGTTGGCACCGCTCGCGAAGAGGTCGTCGACGGCCAGGACCTCGCCGGCCTCGAGCTCGGCCTCTTTGCCGGGCTCGATGCCGTCCGGAGAGACGATCGAGCCGGCGGGGAACTCGTTGTCGGGAGCGGCCTCCTGGAGCGAGCCGGTCGCCATGCCGCCGGCGCCGCAGTAGCCGAGCTGGCCCGCGGCGACGGTGACGATCCGGTAGCGCTTCAGGGCCGCGGAAAGCTTGAAACTCGTGGGCATCGCGGCCTCCTCAGTTCACCCGGAGGGCCGCGCGGGCCGCTTCGGGGGTGACGCCGTTCCGGCGGGCGTACTGGTAGACCTCGGTGGCCTGCTCGCACATCTCCGCGACGGAGCCCGTGCCGCCGGACGGCCTGCCGAGGAGGGATGCGTCGTCACCCGGCTGGAAGACCGGGCGGGTCGGCGCGTTGACGGAGTAGCGGGAGAGCGTCTTCGCGAGGCGCTCGGGCCCGAGGAGCTGGGCCTGCGAGGGCTTGCCCGGCTCGAGCGGCCGGAGCCACTCCTCGCGCTCGGCGGCCGTCAGGCGGCCAGCCTTCTCGGCCGCGAAGAGGACCGTGTCGATCTCCCGGTCGCGCTCGCGGGCCTCGAGCTCGGCGCGGATCTCGGCGGCCGACTTCTGCCGGTCCTCCTTCCGCAGCGTCTCGAGCATCTCGAGCATCTCACCGCGGGTGAGGGGCCGGTCCTCCCCCTCGCCGTTCGCCGGCGCCGGGGCCGGGGCCGCCGGAACGGGCGCCGGGGCGGCCGCGCGCGCGGAGAGGCGCTCCTTGAAGGCCTTGTCGATCTGCTCCTGAGTGGGCTCGGCGCCTTCGGCGAAGCCCAGGAGCTTCAGGGTGTCTGCGGAGAATCTCATCGTCTCCTGCTCCTTTCCGTTGCTCGCCGTCTCGGGCGAGGGGTTGGCGGGATGTCCGAGGGGGCCGCCCGGGGCGGCCTCGCCCTCGCTGTTGGAGAGTTGGGAGGCGACCGGCATGCCGTCCGCGCCGACGAGGCCCCGGGGGGGCATCCAGAGGCCGCTGAGGAGGACGGAGGAGCGCGAAGAGAAGCGCTGCTCCAGTTGCGCCATCGGCTCGACGGTGCCGAGCCCCTTCATCGCCGGGAAGTTCGTGAAGCTGCCCTCGAAGATGTCGGCCGGGCGGATGAACCCTTCGGGGTCGACCCAGCCGGAGAAGCCAATTGACCGGCCGAACCAGTTCATCCCGGGGTCGACGGCCTCCTCCCAGGTCCTCTCGTCGAGGGCGACGAGCGCCCAGAGGTCAGCGTTCTCCTCGTAGAGGTCGAGCCAGTAGCCGCCGGCCTTGCCGCCGTACATGCCCCAGCCGTGCTCGAAGAGCTGCGGGATTCCGCCCTTCGGCTGCATGGTGAGCCGCTTCTTCGCGTTCCCGACGCAAAGCGCTGCGTCCTCGGGGTACATGCGGAAACGCCGCGGGTCACCCATCTCGGGCTCTCCGCCGATGGCGTACCGCATGCGGCAGCGCCGCCCGCCGCCTTCCTCGAGCTTCACGGGGGACTGGTCGACGGCGAACGTGAACGCGAACTTCTCGAGGGAGTGCTTCGCGGAATCGAAGAGGACGCGGCTCATCGCCCTGCCTTCTTCTTCCGCTCGGCCGCGGCAAGCCGCTCACGCGCGCCAGCCCGGGGTATGTCCATGAAGAACTCCTGTCTGCACGGCTCGGACCGCTCGGGGCGCTCTTCGCGCTCGTGCTCCTCGGTTCTCGGCTGCACCGGCAGGGCCGGCTCGATCGGCTTCTTCATGCGGCACCTCTGGCGACCGACCTGAGGGTCGCGGGGACGAGGGACTCGACGCGATCGGCGTCCCAGCCACGGCCCGGGAAGACGTCCGGGGACAGGCCCTTGCTCTCCGTCACCCGGTATTCGCCAGCCGCGAGGTCCTTCTCGTCGAGCTCGAGGGCGGCGCATCGGCAGTTGCTGATGACAATGCCGCCCGCTACGATGGACCCATGAGCGGTCTCGAAGTCAAAGACGTCGCCGATGAACTCGCGCATCTCCACACGCCTGATGCGCGTCGCAAGGCCCGCGAGACGCTGAGCCGCCTCCTCCGCTCCCTTCCGCCGCGTGAGCTGACGAGAAGGCTTGCAATCAGCGCCCACTCGCGTGAGGCCCGAGAGAGAGCGGCCGAGTCCAACCGAGCCCGGAACGCCGCTCGGAGGGCGGCCATCGTGACGCCTGAGCTGCGGGCCGCGTACGACGCCGGAGAGAGCCTGAAGAGCCTTTCCGACAGGCTCGGAATCTCTCGCACGAAACTCGGTCTGGCGCTCTCGGAGGCCGGCGTGACCCTCCGCGCCCGGTCCGGGGCCGAACGCGAGAAGTGGGTTCGCCGTCGCGGCGACCGCGCCGCCGTCGAGCGCCAGTGCTCCGCGGCCTGGGACGCCGCACGCGGACGCGAAAAGCCCCGCGAGGAGGTGGAGCGAGCGGCGCGCACGATGAGCGCGCGCCTGCGCCGCCGTGGCCGTTTCGAGGACGAGCTGGCGAAGGAGCTTCGCCGCAGGCGCCTCCCGGTCACACAGCAACGTGCCGAGGGGCGCTACTGCATCGACATCGCCGTGGAAGAACCTCGCATCGCCGTCGAAGTCTTCGGGGTTCACCCGTCCAAGCGAACGCTCCAGCGAGTCCCCCAGCGCATGGAAGCGCTCGTCGGCGCGGGATGGACGCTCGTCGAAATCCACGCCTACCGCCGCGACGGGGTGTGCCGCCGTCCGCGGAACGAACGAGGCTCCTTCGAGAAGGCGCGTCGTGTCACCGCTCCCTTCGACGCCAGCGCGCTCGGCGAATACCTCGTCGCCTTCGCGAAGCTCTTGCGCCGCGATCCATCCGCGCGCGGTCAGCACCGGGTGGTTGACGGTCAGGGTGAGGCTCTGCCCCCTCTCGGTATCCAGCGCTACCACTGGGCCGGCGTATGAGGCGCGAAAGCCCTTCGTCGCCGCGCAGGAGACCAGGGTCTCGCCCGGGAAGCAGTTGTGGGCCGAGGGAGGGAGGAGGCGCCGCGCGGTCACGTCGTCCTTCAGGAAGACGAGGCCGTCGAGTGCGGCGTGCTCGGGCCGCGTCCGGCCGTCGTTGATGGCGTCGTAGAGCCAGTAGGGCGACCGGCCGATCCACTCGCGCGAGAACATCTCGGCGTAACGCCCGCCGGCGGTCGCCGCCGCGTTGGCGTTTCGGAAGACCAGGTCGGCGTACCAGGCGGACCACCGGTCGCCCGAGAAGATCCGAACCCCGGCATCCGCCCCGAACTGGTCGAGAAGCGACTGCGCTTCCTCGGCCCACTCTGCGAGGGTCTTCCCCGTCGCCATGGCGTCGAAGAGGGAGCCGTAGACGGCCTCGACGAAGCCGGTGTGCCAGACGTCGACGAGGCGGCCGGCGCGGCCCTTCAGCTCGTCGGCCAGGCGCTCGAAGACGTCGGAGTCGAGGATCCGGCGCCGCTTCCAGCTCCGGAGGGTTTCCTTGAGCGGGGGGACCTCCGGGCTCGGCTTCTCCTTCGCGTCGAGGAGGACGTCGGCCCAGTCGTCCGATGTGCCGCCGCTCACGAGGACCTGGCGGAGTCCCGCCCAGGCCTTCGACGGGCCTTCGATCGCCGAGGCTCCGATCCACGCGAGGGCCGGCCGCGCGCTCATCGGTCCCCCCTGGCATCACGCATCTCCTCGATGCCATGTCCCGTCGAGGCGACGAGGACGGACGCCAGGCGGTCGGTCAGCACCTTCGCGCCGGGCCTCTTCTGCGCCCTCTGGATGACGCGGGAGAGCGCCGCGAGGGGGGCCGCCCCGTCTCGGATCGCAGAAACGAAGATGGCTCTGTAGGGCGCCAGGAGCTCCTCGCCGATCGCGTCCGGTGCGCCGTCAGCGCCGAGGACGGGGGGAGCCTCTTCTTCCTCCTCGAGGCGCGCCGGGAAGGCCAGGACGCGTGCGAGCTTCTCCCCCGCGGGTGCGGTCGGCGCGGCGGACCGCGGGAGGAGAGCCTTCGCGGGGTCCTTGGCGACCTTCAGGCCGCACTGGAGGACGAGGTCCTCCTTGTCGATGACGTCGACGCCGGCGTTTGAGAGGTTGAGGGCGACCTTCGAGACCTTCTCGGGGTCCTTCCGCTCGAGGGGCTCGATCGAGAGGACCGGCGTGAAGCGCGCCGCGGCCTCCTTGCCCCAGTTCCGACGGACGTAGGGCTCGATCAGGCCGGCCCGGAAGTCCGAGGCGAGCTCGACGCAGCGGGAGGCGTGGAGCTCCCGGGACTGCGCGGAGGCCTCCTCGGTGGAGGTCCTGCTGCCCGCCCCGACCTCGACGTTCGAGGCCTGGGAGTGGCCGTGGAAGACCTGGTCGTAGGTCTGGGCGCCGATGCGAATGAGCCGCTCGTGGATCTCCCCGGCGCCCGCGCTGTTCGTGAGCGCGTTGATCAGCTCGACCTTGACCCCGGCCGGAAGTGCCGCCCAGCCCGCCGCGCCCATCCGGCGAAGGGCATCCTTGACGATCTCCTTCTGGCCCTTCTTCGCCGGGTCGTAGTTCGCGAAGCGGAACGGGATGCCGCAGAGTTCGGCGAGGCGCGCGAGCCAGCGGAGGCCGTAGGTCGCCAGGCCCCAGACGATGAGGCACTGGAAGAGAAGGCCGCGCTGGTCGAGGGGGACGGAGCCCTTCCCCGACTCGAGGAGGACGATGTTCCCCGACTCGAGGAACGGCTGGACGGGGACGGAGTCGATGCGGTTGGCGTAGGGGCGATAACGCCACGCCTGGGAGACGGGGTCGAGCTCGAATCGGCGCCCGGGAATCTCTTCGATCCGGACGACCTTCTCCCGGCCCTTCTCTGCAGCCCGAGCCTCCGTGACGACGTGGAGGCCGACAAGCCCGTAGGGGAACTTCTCGAAGGCCGCGTCGAGGGCGTCGATCATGTGCGGCCGGAACTGAGCCTCGACGGCCTGGGCGATCTCGAGGGCGAGGCGGCCGTCGGGCGTCTTCTCGGCGTCCCCGCGGAACTCCTCCGGAGGGAGGAAGCTGATCCTGGCCGAGGTGACGGCGAGGCGGGCCTTCGAGAGCTGCGGCCCCGGCCCGAACCGTGACATCTCCTGGAAGATCTCGAAGAGCCTCTGAGGGCGGCCGGCCCGGGCCTCGCGCCGCGCGGCGACGATCTCGTCCGGCGTGACCTCGCGGCCGAGGGTGACCGAGGAGCCGATGAGGTCGGGCTCGTAGGTGAAGCCGTCGGTCTCCGCGGCGACCGCCGAGCGGCGCGTGAACAGCGACGGCTCGCCCGCCATCTCCTGCGCGATCTCGGTCAGGCCGAGAGAGACGAGCTGGTCGGCCACGGCCCCATGGGACGTCGCCGGGAGGACCTCGCGCTAGACGGTACTGTCAACGGGTTGACACGAGTTGCCATGGCCTTGGCCTAGCCGCGGAACTTCACGATGGTACAGAAGTGGGTTGCCGCCAGTAGTTCGTCCACGCCCGAGAGCCGCTCACGGACCGAGAGAAGGCGACGAGGTTCAGCAGGGCCCAGTGCCTTCCAACCGAGGGCTGCGCCCCGCGGCTTACTTACAGAGTTCCTCCGCGACCATTTCCAGTTCCCCGAGCCACTCGATGGCAATGCTCGAGGTCGAACCGGGCCTCCTCTGCATGAGGAGCTTCGCCGGCCTCTCCGTCGCGGGTAGACCGATCGTTGGCGCAGTCTGAAGGACCACATCGAGCGTGCTCGGATTCCGGTGAGCGAAGAAGTTTCGCCACGACCGCAGCCCCAGGAACACAGTCATCGACGGAAGCGAGAAAGCTCTCTGTGCATCCGGAACGTTTGATGCACCGCACCGCGTCAAGCACTGGATGACGACATTGAAGTCTTCCCAGGCGGGCTCTTCCTTTCTCAACCATGGCCCCGCGGGGTTGCCCGCAAGGACCTTTCTTCCGCGCGTCGTCGCCTGGAGCATCGTCTTGACAACCTCTGCACGGGAACGGGTCGAGAGGCCACACGACACCCTCGCTCCGCTCATTCGCTTCGGCCGTACGGCGACCGAAACGCAGTAACTCCTCGAAAACTCCGTCCACAGGTTGAAGAGCGAGATGGTGGAGTACGTCAGGAGTCTCTCCCGGTCCGCATCCGATGGCGTCGTCGCCTGCGACAGCAGCAACCGCAATCCAGACGTGCGTCGACAGAAGCCTCGGTATAGAACGCCGTAGTGCATTCCCGACGTCGCTCAGCTACTCGACGCTCGTTGCATCAAGCAGGGACTTGAAGCGAACCTCTCGCTGGTCTCTGACATTCGTGCGCCCCTGAATGGCCTTCCAATAGGGCTGGTGCTCCTCGGGGACTAAGGCGAGGTCCTCGACGCCAGAAACGGCTTCCAGCTCTCCCAGGCGACGCAGTACGTCTTCGTCGGCCCGAAGGCCTCGTCCGCCAGGGCCGAGCGGCTCGAGCGCATCCCACTTCTGGAGTGCGTGCATCAGGGCGCAGAGTAGCGATCCCATCGTATGCCGCCTCATCAGCTCACTCTTGTGCAGTCCCTTCCAGCGAAGGATGCACGCCATCGAGGCGTCGAACCCTGACCGGAACCGCTCTCCGTCCGGGAACGCGTCATCGAACTTCTTATAGACGCGGTCCAGGTCGGACGCCTTCGTCGTCCGAATTCCTCCAGTAACTGCGTCTACGATCTCGGTCACTAGCCCCGCATCCGCCATTCGCACCAGTTGCCTCTCCGAGAAGACGCCGATGTCCCGAAAGATGTCGCCATACAGGCGCGAGATATCGAGAATAAAAAACTTCAATTCCCCCTGGAACTCAGCATGTCGCTTCTCCTCTGGCGAGAGAGGCGCGGTGTACGAGTTCATTCGCCTGAAGATCTGCCTCACCTGGCCCGGCGAGGCTCCTACAAAATGATCGATCGGAAGGCTGTAGCTGAGGAAGCGCTCCTTGAAGTCGTCCGGTAGCTCCTCGAAGCCGAGGCCACCCACCTCCGGGATCTCCGGCCGCTTCCGGAGACGCAGTTTTCCTTCCCGAAAGCTCGACAGCGCCGTTGTTCGTTGCTGGCCGTCGACTATCTCCTTCTTTGTGGCGCGAGCCTTGATGTCGGTGAACAGGTGGAGGCTGAGTTTTGGAATGGGATACCCAAGGAGAATCGTTTCTATGAAGAAGGCCTGGGCGTGCACCGGCCACACCTTGCCGCTTCGCTGGTACTCGTTGTTGATTGAGATATCGCCACGCTCTATGTCGGCCAGGTAGTCTGCGACGGTTCGGACCGTCGGATTCACCGTAATGCCGTTCATCTCTCGCGCTCCTTCTCGAGCCAAAGGACCCACTCCCGCGGATGATGGATCGGATCTCGATACCGTCTCGACGCCGGATTGAGATGCTGCCAGGTCCGGCGGGCCGGGAATGCCTTCGCGTCACGAACCTCAAACCCATTGAGCGCGAACACGTCGGCCGCCAAATCGGCCACTGGTATCCGCACGTCCTTGTAAAACGAGTCCTGCAGCACCATCACTACTCTGCCGTCGCTTCGAAGGACCCTCTTGCATTCGTGCGCGAACCGGAGAAGGTCGGTGAGGTATTGACGAAAGAACTTGAGATAGTAGCCGGAGGAATCCTTGGAGGGATGGTCGGAAACCTCGTCCATCACTCTCAGAGCCGACGCAGGCAATGCCGGGCAGCCTGGTCCCACGTCCCTCACCAGTACCGTCCCCATCATTGCGAGGCGCAGGTCACGCATTCCGTCGCCAACTGGAGCTCGCAGGAGCGCAAGTTCCGGAAGCGACGCTTTCACGTAGTCCAACCTTGTGCAGTAAGGTGGTGATGTGAACACCGCGTCCATCTTGCCTGCAGCCAGCGGAAGATCGAAGGCGGTCCCTCGAGAGATCTCGATCGACGCTTCCGGGCGATTCCCTACTCCTCTCAGGGCTGCGACGAGGCAGGCGTCAACCGCCGCTCGCCACGCGGCCTGCGTGACCGCAATGCGCTCGCCCTCAGGTCTTGGCCTGAACCAGGTTGGATTCGAAGAAGCGCCTCGCCGGGCGAGCCACCGCGTCACCGAGAAGAGGAGCACAACGCCCGCAAGCTCCTCGCCCGATGTGACCGCGTCAACGCGCTCCCAGATCGCCCCTTCGGCTGATACTCCGGTAGCATGGCGCAGTCCTTTCTCTGCTTCCCTGAAGAGGCTCACGGATCGATCGTCGAACCACGCCGATAGCGGATCCGCGCTGTTTCGGGAACGAGCTGGCCCGGCCGGTCGGAGGATTTGCGCGGCTGCCTGGAAGTCATCGGCTGTCGCAAGGCACCTCGCGCGAGCGTAGAGGACCTGAACTGGGTGAAGATCGAATCCGTGAACGCGGATCCCGACCCGAGAGAGCGCCGCTGCAGCTGTGCCGCAACCGACGAAGGGGTCGAGTGCTCGTCGAACGCCTTGACGCCTCAGACGCTCGGCGATCGCGCATGCGAACTCCAACGAGAAGCCAGCATAGAAGTCCATCAGCGGAAGAGCCGTTCCCCCGGTCGACCTCCGCTTCGGCGACGGTAGCTCCTCCGCATTTGCGGCTTGCCGATCCAGAATCGCTAGCTTCACTCCGTCTCCTTCTCGGTCGAGAATACGATACCCAGGATGGCTCGAAATCCCATCAACTGCCATTCGGTACTTGCACTCACCTCACCGCCACCCACCCGGCGAAGTTGAACCACCGTCCGACGCTCACCCCTCGAGGCTCGGCACGTCGCCCAGCTCGCTCTCCCCGATCACGAAGTCCTCCTCTCGCCACACGTGCGCCATAGCCTGCCCCTCGGCGAACGACTGAATCACCGCGTCGGCCCGGTTCGTCGACCCGCCCTCGTCCAGCGCCTTCCGGCTCTCGAGCTTCCTGAGCCGGGCCGCCACCTCTTCCTTCGACTCGACCAGGATCCGGCCGTTCGACGTCGTCCCCCAGCGCGGCTCGACGAGCTCGCGAATCAGGATCGGGTCGTCCGGGAGCGCGATGTCGCACTCGGGATCGGCCAGCTCCTCGCGTAGCCACCACCACCACTGCGACCGCTGGTTCGCGAACCCGTAGAGCCCGGATCGGTCCTTCGCGTCGCTCTTCCCGCTCGCGATGAAGCCTCGCACCTCGAGCTCCTGCTCGAGGCACCGCGAGATGACGCCGCTCCCCTGGCCGATGCCGTCGACCACCGCGTGCCCACCGCGCCCGAGGCGAACCTTCACATGTCCGACGAGTTCCATCTCGGGGTACTTGTCCACGAACCGGAAGACCTCGACCTCGGCGATCACCCGTCCGGCCCGCCGAGCGATCGTCGCCGGGTCGCGGTTCAGGTTGCCGGTCCCGACGTCGACGCCGAGCGCCGTCTGCGGCCACTCCCCTGGGCGGCCCGCCCGGTCCCACTCCCGCCACCGCTCCACGGCGCGTTCGACGTCGGAGAGGCGGATGACGCTGTGCTCCCCGCCGGTCGAGGCGAAGTTTCCGAGGACGTGGTTCTGGTACGGCGGTGAGTCCTCGCCCCAGAGCCGGCGCATCTTCTCGGCCCAGGTCGGGTTCATCCGACCGGCCGCGATCGCCTCGTCCTTCGTGACGTGCCGTGGCCACCACCCTTCGACCTTCCCCATCGAGAGGTCGAAGAAGCGCCCGTCGGCATCGCCCCCGGACGACTGCGCCAGCCATCGCAGCTCGCGCTTCCCGGTAGCCGAAGCGGCCGAGCCCTCGGCCGAGTCCCAGGTCGTTGACGGGATGAGCTTCGCCTCGTCGAACACGTACAGGAACTGCTCGGCGTGCCCACCCTCGATCCGGGCGGACATCTTCGGGTTAGCTGCGATCACGGCGCCGTGGCGGAGCTTGATTCCCAGCGTCAGGAGCTCGATGTCCCTTCGCCAGGGCGCCATCCCGAGGACGTCCCAGCGGATCCTCGAGGCCCACACGTGGATCTCGGGCCAGAGGAAGTCCCGCAGCTGGGACCAGCCGCCGGCCGTCGTGATGACTTTCCACGTCACGCCGGCGCTCTCGCGGGTCAGAGCGAACCACGGGATGGCGATCCCGAAGCCCGCGCTCTTGCCGTAGCCGCGAGGACCTCGGGCGCACACCCTCATCTCGGAGACGAGCCTCTGCATGATCTCGGCCTGGTAGGGCGCCAGCCCCTGCCCCTCGGGCCATCGGATGCACTCCTTGGCGAAGAGAACGGGGTCGGACCAGTACCGGTCCACGACGTTCGTCCTCTTCACGGCTCCGAGGAAGCGCTTCGAGAGGCGCCGGGCGACGGCCGAGCCGGATCCGTCAGTTCGCACCCGGGCCCTCCTCTGGCTCGGCAGGCGGCGGCTCGTTCCCCCGCCACCCCTCCGCCTCCTTCCCCGTGAACTCCTGCCACCGCTGAACGATCACGTCGACGTAGCGCGGCTCGACCTCCATCGCAAAGCAGCGTCGGCCGACGCGCTCGGCCGCGATGAGGGTCGTGCCGGAGCCGGCGAACGGCTCGAACACCGCGTCGCCCTCGTGGTTCCGCAGGGGACGCTCCATGCACTCGACCGGCTTCTGCGTGCCGTGCCCGTGCCCGTCGTCGTCCCGGGCCGGGATCTGCCAGAGAGTCGTCTGCGTCCGGTCGTCGGTCCGGTGCCCCTTTCCTCCGCGGCGGACCGCGTACCAGCAGGGCTCGTGCTGCCAGTGGTAGTCCCCGCGCGAGAGCGCCATTCGGTCCTTCGCCCAGACGATCTGGGCCCGGATCTCGAAGCCGGCCTCCTCGAGGGATGCCTGGACGAGGCCGGCGTTCACGCCGGCGTGGTAGACGTAGGCGACCTCCCCCGGGAAGAGCGCCCAGACCTCGGTCCAGTCCGCCCGGTCGTCGTTCGTGACCTTCCCGAGCTTCTTCGGGTTGAGGTTCATGCCGGCCCGGCCGCGCCAGGACGGGTCGTACTCCACCCCGTACGGCGGGTCGGTGACCATGAGGAGGGGCTTCTCTCCCGCCAGGAGCCGCGAGACTTCCTCGGGGTTCGTGGAGTCGCCGCAGAGCAGCCGGTGCGCGCCCAGGACGATCAGGTCGCCCCGCTGGGCCCGGGCCACCGCGGGCGGCTCCGGGGTCTTCTCGGGGTCCCCCTTCGGCTCGACGCGGGTCATCTCCTCGATCTCGTCCGCGCTGAACCCGGTCGCCCCGAGGGCCTCGAGATCCTCGCCGAGCGATGCCAGGAGCGCGGAGAGGGCGTCCTCGTCCCAGACCGCGAGCTCGGCCGTCCGGTTGTCCGCGATCCCGAAGGCCGTCCTGTCGGGCCCGAGGAGGGCCGAACGGACCGCGGCGATCTCGGGCCAGCCCTCGAGCCGGGCCGCCTCGAGCGTGCCGCTCCCCGCGATCACGACCCCCGCGGCGTCGACGACGATCGGCTTCTGCTGGCCGAAGCGCCGGAGACTCGCGCGGATCGCGTCGAGGTTCCGCTCGGGATGCCGGCGTGCGTTCGCAGGGTCGGCTTGGAGGCTCGCCACATCCACCAGGAGGGGGATCAGCGAGGTCGGGAATCGATCGTTCCTCTCCGTCATCTCGTCTTTCCCTTCGCCGCGGGGCGAAGGCCTTTCATCGTGTGCGCGCCGATGAACTGCAGCGCGAGGGGGTCGACGCTCCCGTCGGCCCGGCAGACGCCGCTCGTCTTCAAGATCTCCATGTGCTTCGCCGCCCGGTACCGCGGGACGGCCGCCAGAGCCCGCCAAGCCTCGTCGCTCCGGTCCCGGCCCAGGTACTGCCAGGCGACGGCGAGCCGCTTCGCATCGATGGACTCGAGGAGGACAAGGACCGACGCATGGAGCTCGCTCAGGCATCACCTCCGAGCGTGGCCAGCGCCTTTCCCGCTGCCTCGAGTGCCGGGGGCCACGGGCCGAGCGCCTCGATGAGGACGGTCTCCACCTGGGCCCACTCCCTCGTCTCGAGAAAGACGTTCAGCGTCACGGCCGGGTCGCTTCGGAGCTGCCCCGTCGCCTTCCCGATGAGTTCGCAGAGGGGCTTCAGCGTCGCGACGGCGTCGAAGAGGAGCTTCCGCGGGTCCGCCGTTCTCGACTCCCAGCTCAGCACCCCGACACCGAGCTCGCCCTCCACCCGCCGGAGCAGCGTGGAGAGCTTCTCGGTGCGCCGGCGGATCCTCGACTTCCCGTCCCCGACCGGCACCTCCTCCTCGTAGACCACCTCGATCTCGTGGGACCGGGGGTTGAGGTTGTACTTCCCGGGAGCCTTCGGATCCTCGAGCCAGGCGTCGATCGCCTCGAGCATCTTGTAGCCCCGGTCCGAAAGGAGCTGCAGCTTGGCCATCACGTCCATGGCGCCGACCGGGAGCGCGTGCTGGACTTGCGCTATCTCGTCGAGCGCCTTCTGGGTCGGCTCCGTGACGTGCCTGGCGCGGAACGTATCGAGGGCCTTTCGCGAAATTCCGAATTTGCGCTGAATCTGGCCGTAATTCGCCCCCGGCGTCAGGATCGCCTTCAGGATCTCGTCGCGCCTGGGGTGGTTCTCGACCGCTGGCGGCCGGCCGGCGCGGCTCTTCCGCGGCGCCGCAGGTCCCCTCTTCGCCGTCGGCATCAGTTCTCACCTCCCTCCTGTTGATCTCCCTGCTCCTTGACGGGCAGGGGCTTGTGTAGTGCCTCGCGCCGCGGGGGTTCGTCCGCGACCACTTCGGGCTCGGCCGACCTGGAATCGAAGCCCCACTTCGCCCTGACGCGCGGCGTCGGTGCGTCGTCCTGGCCGACGATCTCCTCCGTGGTGAAGTGGAACGGCCGCCCCTTCCGCTCCGAGCAGACAGGGCACGTGAACCCTCGAGCCGTGATCGTCCAGTCCGGCGTGATGCAGTGGGCGGTATCCACGACCTCGACGGGCGTCCCGCAGCGGGGGTGGATGAACGCCATCAGGCCGCACCTCCGGCGACGGCGAAGAGCGGCAAGGGGGCCTCGTCCTGGCCCAGCGGGGCCGGGACACGCCCGGGTAGAGGACGAATCACGATCTCGACTCCGGCCTGCTCCCCGAACCGCTTCGCGAGGACCTCGTCCACGATGAGGGAGTCGTCGCGCCAGACGATCCCCGTGAGCGCGTCCTCCACGCCCCGCGCGAGCTTCAGCAGGTCGGGCTTCACCGCCGGAAACTCCGGGGCCGACGGGAGGAGGCCTCGCTTCCCGAAGTGCCCTTTGGGGCGCACGACGCGAAACGTGAACTCGACCGCGAGCGGCCCATCGAGGAGCTCTCCCCGGAACTGCTCGGCGGCCGTTTGCGAGACCGTCGTCTTCCAGTCGCGGCTCTTCGGGTTTGCGTCGACGATCGCCACGCCCATCACCCCGCCGGCGCGACGGATCGGAAAGCCCCGTTTCGAGCCGGCGGGCTGCGGGGTCCCGTGGACGGTGAACCGGATCACGCCTCACCCCCGGCCTCGTCGGTCAGGTACTCGACCGGAACCGTCACGCCGCATGCGCGGCAAGCGGACTCGATCGCCCCGTCGTACTCGGCCGGGACGTACCGCCGGAAGAGCGGAGCCACGGCCACCCGGAGGACCCCGTTCAGCTCCCCTACCTGGCGCGTCGGCCGGAACCAGGTGTCGAAGTCGCGCTCATCGACCCTCGGCCGGAGCGCCTCGAGGACCCGTGGCCAGACCCCGCCCCCGGGTGGTGGGGGGTCGAGGACGACCTCCGGCGCCGCCGTTGTCCGCCGCGGCCGCGGCTCGGGGGGGTGGGCGCCGACGAGGGCGGCCGGCGGGGCTGAATCGCGGAACGGCCGGTCGTACCGGCCCTCCTCGACCTTCGTCAGCGAGTCCGGACGGACGAGGAAGTCGATCGTGACCCAGTCCTTGCCGGTGAGGTGCGGGAGCGAGGCGAGGTGCCGCACTGCATGCGCCCAGCGCTCGAGATCCGGGACCGCCCGGAGCCGGGCACGTGCCGCCTTCTCGCGTCCCGGTGGGAGGGCCTTCGCCTCTGGCAGGTGGCCGCGGTTCGCGTTCCAGGTCTCGAGGAGCTTCCGGGGAGAAGGGGCGCGCGCCGCCCCCGCGGCAGCGGGGGTTCCACTCCCCTCTTCTTCCTGCTCCTGCTCCTGCTCCTGCTCCTGATTCCTGGAACGTCTCCTGGAGCTGATCCCGGCTTCGATCCCGGAACCGTTCCACGAACCGTTCGTGGAATCGTTCCCGGATTTGTCTCCGGAACCGGACCCGGAATCCGTCTCGGAATCGCTCCCGGATGGGTTCCTCGGGGGCTTCGCGGAGCCGAACCGGAGGCGCCCTCGTTCGTCCTCCTCGATCCCGAGCTCGAACACCTCCGGGAACCCCGAGGCCGCCTTGAGCGCCACCTCGGCCTCGTCGCGGAGCGCGCACTCGGGAATCTCGGCGATCGCCTTCCGCCAGGCCTTGACCGTGTTCTGGTTCTCCGCGGGGTTGTAGAGGACGGCTTTCGGGATCCAGACGACGCGCGCGCGCCAGTCCGCCTTGGCCATCTCCCTCGCGGCGATCTCCTGGAAGCACTTCCGGAAGGCTGGAAGCGGCCAGTCGAGCGCTTCTGCCAGCGCGGCCTCGCCCGCGGAGAAGAGCCCGGGGGCTGCGGTCGTCTGCGGGCCCGTCAGCAGGAAGACCCAGAGCGTCTGAGCGTTCGGCTTCGGCCTCGAGAGGGCGACGAACCTCTCGTCCCCCCACATCTTGACGTCGATCTTTCGGTGCCGCGCCACGGGTCAGCCCTCCGCGGCCTTCCGGAGGGCCGCCTGGACGTTCAGGCGGGCGAGGCGAAGGAGGGTCCCGAGGGTCGGCGCTGGCTTCCACGGGTCGCCCCCGTTCGCCCGGATGCGGACGGCGAGCCGGAGCTCCTTGAGGAGCTTCCCGTTCGCTTCCGACGTCAGGATCTGCCTGGTCGCCCGGAGGACGTCGTCCCAGGTCGACATCGGCCTGTCGACGTCCGGGCCCCGAAGGGGCCTCTCGAGCTCGCCCAGTGCGAGCTGGAGGATGCGGGGCTCGGGGGGCCGGTGGCCGCTCAT